TGAACAGCGGCTCGAGGTCATGGAAATAATCGACGGCCGAATCGCCACTGTGGGGCTGCACCTGGCCCCAAGTGAGCACTCGCTCGCGACAGAGGCCGTGTGAATCTGTTTGGGTGGCCAGGGTGAAGCCGCGCGCGATAAATTAGCACCTCCAGCGCGATAACTGGCATGTTCTCTTTGTTCCGCTCAGCGGAAAGGAATTGCTCTAAGCGGAACCGTGTGCCCCAGCTATCCCTTTCTTGCTCCACCTCTCTTAAACACCACTTTCCCCACAAGCTTCTCGATCAACCGATAACTATCGGCATTCTGGGCATGGCCTAGCCAGCTAGCCAGGCGTTGGCCAACCTCGTCCAGCTCGATGTTGCCGTCAGCGTAAGCGGTGGCCATAGACTTCATTCGGCGGCCCATTCGTTTTACCGAGTCACGGCGCAGGCGCTTACGGTCTGCCCAAATGATGTAGCCGAGATAATCCAGCCCGCGGCCGCCGCGATGGGCGACGGGAAATATCTGAGTTTTGTGGTTTAGGCGCAGCTCCAGCCGCTCCTCTAGGAATGCCTCCAGTTGGTACTGGCATTCGCGCAGGTAGTTTTTGTCGTGATGAATAACGATGAAATCATCCATGTAGCGCATATAACGCTTAATGTGCAGATGTTGCTTAGCGAACTGGTCGAGCATGTCCAACACTATGTTTGCCCACAGTTGCGAGGTGAGACTACCAATGGGCAGGCCGGGCTGCCAGCTTGAAATGATGTCCCAGCACAGCGCCAGGGTGCGCTGGCAGCGGATGCGGCCGGCCAGAATGCCGATCAGGACGGAGTGGCCAATGCTTGCAAAGTACCTAGCTACGTCGGCCTTAAAGCAGTAGGCGCGGCCGTGCTCGCGCTCCACCTCTCGCAGCCACTGTTGGGCGGCGGCCGTAGCGGCATGCAGGCCGCGTCCGGGGCGGCAGGCGTAGCTGTGGTGGATAAACCGCGCCTCCCAGATAGGCTCGATAGTGGCTATCAGGCTGTGCTGCACAACGCGGTCACGGAAAGGCAGCGCAGCCACCAGGCGGCGCTTGGGCTCGTGCACATAAAATGTTCGGTAGGGTCCGGTCTGGTATTGATCCCAAATAAGCTCATTTTGCAACTGGATGAGATTGCTTTCTAGGTCCGCCTCAAAGCGAATAACTTCGTTTTGATCGCGCTTGCCGCGCCGGGCGCGCAAGTAGCCGCTGTAGAGGTTTTCGAAGTCGTATATCTCGGGAAAGAGGTTGTCGTAGGTTTTCACTTTTCGCTCCAGAAAAGTGGCGCCGGAAGGAGTTCGTTACCTACCATCCTACCGGCGCCCGTGGATCTTCCGGCAAAACAAAGCCGAGGGAGTGGCGCCCTTTTACAAATGCACTGGAATCAGACCCGTGAGCCTGAAGCTTCTGGCGGCTCGTAAGAGCGGGGACGGAAACCGATGTTCGTGTTCGAGTTCGACCGCGCGTTGTTCAAGTTCAGCGCGGCGAGCCCGGCATTGCCACCATTGTTGCGGTTGCCACCACGGATCGGGAAACTACAGCAACACCCCCTTTGCTGGACTAGCGGGCTACGCGACGCTCGGACTTTATCCACCCGCCCGTCATGCGGCCTATTTCGTCCAGCTCTTTTGCCCAATTCTCATACTGACGCATGGGCAAAAATTTTAGCTGCATCGCCAGGCGAATCTGCCGGCGCAGCAGCGCTATCTTTATATCTAAATCCTGCAAAGATGTTTTTTTGTGGTACCGCTTGCTGCAGATAATCACCAACTCCAACAGTTCCCACATCGCCTCCCGTATCTGAGCGCTGGCGACGTGGCGCTCAGATTTAGGAAACTGCCGCAACGACTGATAGCGCTCTTTGATCATATCCTCTACTTTCTGTGCGATTTTCAAATCCTGCACTGGCTTCTCCTTTTATTAAGGGGCGCACTATCGTGCACCCCAGCAGACAACAGGCGGCAGAACTCAGATTACAAAGCGGGGACGGAAACCGATGCCCGTGTACGAGTTCGACCGCGCGTCGGCCAAGTTCAGCGCGGCGAGCCCGGCACCGCCACCAAGGTTGCGGCTGCCACCACGGAACGGGAAACGTTCACCGTCAGTGTTAATGTACAGACGGCCCTGCAGATCGATCCCCGGATATGTAAACAGCATCCGGTCGGTTAGCTGGGTGCCATTGACGCTGCTCGATGTCCAGGGGTTAGCCTCGACAATATCTACACCGGTATCCGCCCAGCTACTCTCAGCCACGCCCAGGTCGTTATCAGTTGCCGCATAAAGGCGTCCATCCACCGTTTTTGCGCCCCACAACCATTCCCACACATTGCCCACCAGGTCGGATATGCCAGTTGCGCTGCCGTCATGCCGCCAGGCATCCGGACCCGTACCGGCCAGGATGTTCGCCACCCCATCATCTACGCCGGGATAGCCGCCGGTGACTAGGCGGCCAAACTGGGAATGGTCGGCATGGTAGCGGCCGTAATTCGTGTTGCCACCTGGCTCGTAGCCGTTGGCTGCGCACCAAACTGCAACCGCAGCCCAGTCGTGCACGGTCATCATGTCCCAGCCGGCACCCTTGCTCGTGCAAGCGGCACGGGCGTTATCCCAATTAATTGATCGCCACACTTCACGGCCTGGCAGAGAGCATGCGCGACCTCCGAGATTACTGGCCTGATAAACACCCAGGAATATCTGGTCAACCTCTACGCCATCGACCAAAAATGCAGTGCACACGCCGGTGCCCAACTCAGCATCAAAACCGATATCCTCATAGCGAAACTTGGGCAGCACATACATATAGCTGGGCAGGCCGTGTTCGTCGTATAGCACCGTTTGCTTGCCGCCGGTGGCGGCTTCAACACTTTGGCGCAGCGCGTCGGGAACGGAAATTAGAAAGCTCATGCGGGCTCCTCCTCGCAATCAAACCAGGGGTACAGGCGAATCTCAACGCGGGATAAATCAATGGGCAATCGCACCGGCTCATGCTCATCCTCCTCATCGAATGTGGGCAGATAGTCCGCCGGTGGCAGAATAACCGTGGCCTGGTACCGGCCGGTGATGCTGCACATAAAATCGTAATGACTGGGCTGGTCCTGCTGCAGCTCATCCAGGTCAACGCTGTTGCCGCCGACGGAAACGCTGTTGCCGTCAACGTCAAATTCCCAGTGCGGCCCCTCGCCCAACTCTGCTACGGTAATTGAATGGCTGACCATAAAACGGTACCTCCTGCGCTGCCGGTTGCCCGCACTTTAAAGCCGTTTCCGGCCTTGTCGTACGCGATGAAATTGCCGATGGATTGTGCCGCCGCATCGTTCGGGTATTCAAAAAGCACCCGATAATTGCCGTCAGGCAGTGCGGGCGAGAGCGAGACGTTTTCAAAGTCGGTGCGCTGCCAGGTGTCGCTGGAGGGCGAGATAGTGACGGCGCCCTGCCGAATGACCGGCTGCTCCGCCGTCTGGGCGTGCAAGGCATTCAGCGCGGCGGCTACATCAGAGCCTGGGGCCGAGCCGGAGTAAGGCACGCCGCTGGCATCATTAGCCAGGGCCAGAGCCCCCAACTCGTCAATCGTAAGCGATGACTTTACCCATACTGCTGCCCCGGCTGTAGCGTCCAAGCACTTGTAGTATTCGCCATTGCTGATATCGATCCACACACTCAGAGGCTCATACCCCTGCGTTTCGTCATCATCAATCGTCGGTGGGGCTGCGGCTGTTAGATTGGCAAGCGGCCCGCCCAACCTGACTTCTGCCCACTCACTTCCGTTGAATTCGTATAACAAACCATCGCTCAGGCTTTTAATCTGCCAGCCCTCGCGTGGAGTAATCTGCACCCACTCGTCGGCATCATATACAGCTATGCTCCAGGCGCCTCCCGACCAAGCGCCCGACGGGGACGCGCCGACAACGTATGTATCGCCCGACTCAGGAGCTCCTGGCGGGGCGTTGCGGCCCACATCTATCGCTCGAGGCTGCGCGAGCGTGTCGAGCAGCAATAGGTTTCTGTCCATTCCTGACTTCCAGCCATCGGCGCCCAGATCCCAGTCGAACTCCAGGCCGAGGTTTGTAAGCAGTCTGCTTGTCATGCTTTCCTCCAGATAAATGTTTATTCGGGTGTGCGATACCGCACTATTACAATGCCGGAGCCGCCATTGCCGCCCTTTTTCCCCTCGCTGGATTGAGTACCACTACCGCCACCAGACCCGCCGCCACCGCCACCAGTATTGGGTGCGCCGTCACCTCCCGGACTATAGTTCGGCTCCCCGCCGATTCCGCCACCCCCAATCCCGCCATCCCCTGGCGCGCCACCCGTATATGCACCCCCGGCGCCGCCACCGCCAACTTCATCAGGAGCACCAACTTCAGTCGCGCCATAAAAGCCTATAGACGCGAGCGCTATTCCGTCACCGCCTCTGGTGCCATTATTCGGCCCGATCCCGGAGTAATCCTCTCCAGGCTCACTTGCGCCACCTCCCCCGAGCCCCGCGTTTAAGGTTCCCCCTGAAACGCGACGACCGCCACGATGGCCCTGGCCAGGCGCGCCGATTCCCGGAGCGGCATCTCGAAAACCAGCTCCACCCCCAGACCCGCCGTCCGCCGCATCAGAACCCTCGGCATCTAGCGCCGGCCCACCGGCACCGCCGCCAAGCGCCTGAACCAAATCGCCGAACGATGAGTTCTTGCCGCTCCGCGCCCTGTTTAAACTGTCGGTCTGAGGGTTGTCCGCCACCCCTCCGCCGCCGCCATCCCCGACAGTTACCGGAATTGATGCACCTGATGTAACGTTCACGGCAGTTGCAACAACCACTCCTCCAGATCCGCCGCCGCCGCGGCCGACGATATTTGAGGCGCCGAATGTAGTTGCCGCGCCTCCGCCACCACCCGCCACCACCAACACATCCACCTCAGTCACACCCTCAGGTACAACAAAGTTTCCGCTCTCGGTGAAGACTTCGAACGTAAAATAATCCCACTCAACCGGTACGTGCTGCGCAAAAAAGCTGTCGTGCCCATCCCTGCGGGCCGATATGAATACGTCCAGCTCGGGCGCAGCATTGCCGTCAACCAGCTCCCCAACAGTAATTACGTGTGGGCTTTGCGCATCCTGGTCTTCGTGCACGAGTGCTTGGGTTATGCGATTGCGCACAGTTACGACATACGTTGTGCCGTCCTCCGGAGTTACGTCGCCCCCGGCAAATCCAATCAGCTCGCCACCGGTTTGTTGCTGCCGGTTCCGCGTGCTCCACTCAACGGTGATCTCGCCCGTTATTGATGACGGGAAGTATTCTCCGTTCAGGCGGATGTTGCCGGGCGGGTATGGGCGGACCGCCCTTGAATCCATTACTACAGGCAGTGAGGGCGCTGCAGTGAGGTCGAGCTGACCACTGCCGGTAATTGGCATAACACGCACATCCAGCTCATCAGTCTCAACAAACTCCTGCTCATCCACGCCAACCAGGTCACCCCAAAATAGTATGGTTGCGCCTTGTTCATGCTCGTCCGGCACCGAATCCAATACCGCGCGAGTGAGAGTGCCGGTGCGCTGCTCAAGATCAATCGCGGTGATCGCACACAACTCATTGCCTATCTGACACACAGTTCCGAGGGTGAGTAAATCCAAGTCCACGCCGCCGGTGAAAGCGAACTCTGTATCCAGGCGCCCGAGCGGTTCATCCAGCACGGCCATGGGGCAAAAATCGAGCAGTACAGAATCATCAAATCCTGTTCCCACGTCGATGGCGACGCGGGCAGAAATTGCATTGCTACTGGGGCGCGCAGCCGCCACGCCCAGCCAGCCCGCCAGAGGATCAACCTGCAGCGCAGCATCCACCACTGCATGACCTTGTTGCTGCACCAAAAAATAATAGGGCAGCTCGAACGCGGTCGAGGCCGGTGAAGGTGCTGGCGGTACGCGCGGGTCACGCCACTGCGTGTCGGGTGAGCGGGCCAGTGGTGAGCCGCTGGGCAGTGCAAATGCATCCTGGGTAACCGTCATGCGGATTTCGTTTGCGCGGCCATTGCCATAGTTGATTTGGGCTACGCGCATTACCAACTGATTAGCGCCCACATCAGGGCGGTGGAGTATGAATGGGTCACCGGGGCGCAATGACTGGGCATCGCGGTTAACGACTAGGTCGCAGCTGAACATGCTGCTGGAGAGTGCACGCAAATCGCGCGCAGCGACACGAGAAGCAATACTCTCGTGAGTAAAACCCGGGTACTGAACGGTGGTGCTTATCAGGCGGCCTTGCATTTGCACCATCGCCGGGTCGCTCACGGTCAGGCTGGCGTTATTGCCGGTGTGCGCGTCCCAGTACACCACGGTAACGGAGTTAACCAGCTCCGATGTGGGTGTGCGAGCGGCGCGGTCAACACTAACAACATTGCTTCGGTCAAATACAGGCAATTGGGCAATATCGTAATCATCACGAATCAACCGCAGCACGAACCGGCCGTCGTTACCAATGTACAGCGCAGCATCAATGTGCTGCATAATGTCATCAATAAATTCCTCAACCGGCTTTTGGCCGTCCCATAGCAAACTCATACCCATGCCTTCGTCGGCCAGAGTTTGTGCTGCGGCCATAAACGAATCGTCATCTATATCAAACTCGGGGTGGCCCAACCCCCACACTGGGTTTGTTAGCGATTCGCGGACAATGTGCGCCGGGTTTGCATCGATTTGAGCATCCAGAATATCCATCAGGATTTTGACCATATGCTCCGGGTTGCCGCCGGTAATAACCGGTACGCCATAGTTGGGCGTATTGGAGACCATCGCGGTGTACTGAGTATCGTCCAGGTCCACATTAATACCGTACACATCAATGTCGCCCCCGTGCACGGTGCTGCCCGCCGACTGGGCGTTTTGCGCTGGCGACATGCCGGTAACTTCAGGCAAGCCATCCGTGATGAAGAACAAAGACTTTCGAGCATCGTCTGGCGCTCCCGAAAAAAAACTCGGCGCATCGTTTACCGCTTGTCGAAAGTCAGTGCCCCCGCCCACCGAGCGGCTCAATAACCAGCCTTTAATGTCGTTAATGCCCGCGGGCGTGGCTGACCGGCGCATAATGGATTGGCGCGTATTCGCCCACACGACAACCATCACATCAACGCGATAGGCGGTCAGCGACGTACCAATGTAATCCAGTGTTCGCGTAACTGACTCCAGCGCGTTTTCCCAGCGCGTCATACCGTTAGCAAACTGCTCTAACCGGGAAGTACCACCAGGTCGGTCCATACTGCCACTGGCATCGAGCGCAATATAAATGGCCTGGGGCTGATCAAAATCCCCTGGGCGGGGGATGGCAGCGAGAGGCTGAAACCACTGCACATCGCCTTCAGTGGTTACATCTGTGCGCGTCCCGCGCCAGTTCCAGTTTTTCAAATACGGGCTGTTGCCCACATAAACCTGCCTCAGGATCGCGCTGACCACGCCGCGAAAGGCGGGAATTTTTGAATCGATAACCGACTGCAAATACCCATTGCGCGCCTGAGTAGGCCCGCCCATTAGTATGTCTACATTACCCGACACACCGCCTTCGCCATCGTCGCCACCAAACAGGCTATCTGCGCTAATCGAGATGGTGCCGCCACGGGTGCGCCCGCGCCAGGCAACGCGATCCCCGACCATCAACCGGCTAATGTTGTCGATGGGGCCGTGCACTAACACCTGGTGTTGCCCCATGTGGTACTTGTGGCCAACGGTCGTTTTACTGCTACCGCCCATGGGTCTCCTCCTGCGCGATGGCAACTACGCGCTGCGCCATGATATCGCCGGTAGCCAGCAACACATCGGCGGGCAGTCCGACGCGTACAAACTGCCGATAATCCAGCCCGTGGTGCGCCAAAAATACGCGCACGCCTGGCTGCAGGCAGTAGCCAGCCTTGCGCGCGTGCCGAACGGTTACCAGTAGTTGATTTTGCTCACACATATCTATACAGCCTATTTCCGAATGGGCACAGAGCGCAGATCCCCGAACCACACCACGTTGGGTGCGGGCATATCCCGGGTGCCAAACAGCACGGGAATGGTGCGCCCATCCTCAGCTGTCGGCGCCTGAAAATCCCCCAGCCCCGCCGCTTTGGCGTGCTGCGGCTTCGGGCGCGTGGCATAACTGATGACCATCGACACCACAAAAAGCACAGCTGCAAACCAACCCATAACATCCCCCCCCCAAATAAATTAAAAAACTGAATTCGCCCCGTAAGGGTTCACCGGCGGCAGCCAGTAAAAGGCGCCGTTGTTGTCCAGGTTGTTAAATTTTTCGTCGCAGGTGCTCAACGCTCCATCACAGCCTGGGTACAGCGTGGTGAGCGCCGGGCCGCCGTAGTGGTGGCCGTAATTGTTGCCCCAGCCAAACGTTACGCCGCCAGTGCCGCTCAGCAGGTTTTCCAGTTCCGGAGCGGGTCGCCACAAGGTGATTTGGTCGCCCACATGCTCAGTAATGTAGCGCAGTGCCCCACTCGGCATAGTGATCATGCCCCCGGTAAACCAGCCATCGGCAAACTCGGCTGCGGAAGGGCAAGTGACGGTAAATAAACGGGCATCAATCGCGGTGATATTGCTGGGCACGGCGTACGCTTGTGGATCAATTTTGCAGCCACGGCCGTACAGCACATGCCTGCAAAATTTTTGCATACGCCCAGGCAGGCCAGCCTGCTTGAGTGACGTCAGTAGCGATTCAACAACCAGGTAAATTTCATTCTGGTTTGATTCGCTATCGGCGATCCGGCCCTTAAATTGCAGTTCGTAGCTGTCATCACCTGTTTTACGATACAGGTTCAGTATCACCGTTTGCTCGGGCCCGTAACCCAGCCACTGGCTGGCAAACGGGTGGTCGAGCGGGAACTGCAGGCGCATGCCGTCGCGGGCGACCTCGGTGGTTATTTGATGGTCGTCACGAGCCATGGGAGTGGAATGCCACACGTGGCCATTAGCAAGCAAGTCATGCCCGCGCGTGGTGTAGCGCCACACCTCATCCTCACCGGCGCGAAACTCGTACAGCTCAACCACACTACTCATTGCCGGAATCCCTCAGTCCAACCATGCGCGCAGCGGCAGTCGCAACGGCGTCGGTGTCGTAGGCGATTTCAACGGTATCAGACCCTAGGCGCGCCAGGCGCATATAGCTGATGGTCACAATGTCGCTGGGCGCCAGACTCACACCCAGAGGCTCGCTCAAGGTGACCAGCTCGGTACCGGCATCGATGGCCACCACATCAACAATGCGGCCGTAGTACGCAGCGCCACTGCGAGTAATGAGGGCAATGTCCCGGTAGCCAATGTGCTCAAACATATCCCGGTGCCCAGCATGCGCAACAATAAATGACGAATCGTTCGGGCCGATGGTGTTTTGCAGATCAAAATCACGTTGCTGTGAGGGCAACCAGAACGGGCTCATACGTCCCCGGCGAGCGGCCAGCCACGCATGAAACTCAGCAATTTCGGCGCCGCCGTGCAAAACCCATCGGTGAGAGCGGTCATAGCGTGACACGTCAGACAAGGGTCGCACGCTCACGCGGCCCGTTTCGCTGTCCACCACCGCCAAATTGCGCGCAAAATCCGCGGCCAGCCCATCGGCCCAGTCGGTACGGCCCAGGTAGACAGGGTGGCCCCGGTAATGCTCGGTCTCGGCCAGCGGCTCAACAAGCCACTCATCATCCCAACGCCATTGCAGCTCAACCGTGGCCACCGAATCGCTCAAATAGTTAACCGGCAGTTGGGCGCTCAGTTGAGCCAAGCCTGTCGGAAACACGCGAGTGCCCGCCGGCCAAAAACCGGGCGAATCCGCGAGAATAACCGAGGTCGGGCCCACGCTTTCAACCAGCGCCGTACCGATGCGTGAACCCTGAATCAACACCACCGTGCCACCCGATGACAGCCGTTTGTTCGCGGTGGTATTCACGCTGAGCAGAGTATCTCCCTCGCTAACCGGCAGCGTCATGTGCATACCGCGCAACCAATCCGGCAGCTGGTATAGCAGGCCCTGACCCAGCACCAACAAACGTTCAAATGCCTGCCTCTCAGCGTTACTGCCAATCAGCGCTTCGTAGCGTAGCGTTTGCCGCGCCCCGTCACGCAACTCCAATCGCTGCTCGGTTTCGTCCGTGGCGCGCATAACAGAGGTTAACCACTCCAGGCGCTGCACTACCGGCGCGGCCCAGTTCGGGCCAACGGTCCACAACAGAGGCATCATTAGCCGCCCCCCGAAAACTGCTTAATCATCGAGGAGTTTTTGCGCAACATATTCACAAACACTTGCTCGCCCTCGGCACTCTCTTGCCAATCGCGAAGCAACTCCGGGTCCACAACGTTAATGAAACGCACAGTGTTGTTTTGTGCCATTGCGGGCTTATCCGCTGCTGGGTCAGATAGCGTGCCGGCCCCGACGCTGGGCATAGCTGGGGCCGGCTCACCCGCCAGGCCGCCGGTACTGTGGTAAACGGGCGCCCAATCCTCCAGCGCCGCCATACCGCGCCGGTTAAAATCGTGCAAAAAGCTCTCAGCGCCAGGCTGCTCCACGGAGGCGTTACGCACTACAAATTCGCGGTTGCTAAGCATGGCGGGTATTTCGTCGCTGGTACCGGTGCCGGGGCCGGTTACCAAGCCGCCGTCAGCGGCGAATAGGCTGATCGCCGTGGTCACCCAGCTCCAATCGCTATCACCACCGCTGCCAGAGGCACCCGCAGCGGACTGCCCCGCATTGGCAGCCATCAAGCTGGCGGCGGCGGCCTCCAGGGCGGCGGCGCCAGTAACCAGTGTTCCACCAGCGGTGGCCAGCGCGGCTGCACTGCCGGCAACCGCCGCTGCACCTTCTTTAAGTTCCGCCCCATCGTTACCACCGCCAAACAAACTTCCGGTAATGGTCTGGGCCAGCTGCTGCGCCGCCATCTGAATCACCGCATCAGTAACCGTAGTCGCCAAAGCATGAATCGCCTCCCGCAGGGTCATCGTGCCTTTAGCCAGGCCTTCAATCGCTGTGGCCAGGCCGCGCTCCAGACCGCCCCTTAGGGTTTCTTCCAGCAGCGTCACAGTACTGCGCAGCATTTGCAGCTCGGCATCCATGGCTTGAAGGGCAGCGCGGGCACTTTCACCCACATGCCCAGGCTGCTGAGCAAGCTCCTCCAGCAGCGGGCGTTGCTGTTCGAGTACGCGGGCGGTTTCGCGGTGGAGCTCCAGTATTTGCCGGCGCGCCTCGTATTCGCTGATCAAGCCTGCCTGGCGTTGCACGTCAATGCTCTGCTCGCGCCGGGCCAGGTCGCTCATCGTGCGTTCAATTTCCTGCTCGGCTGCGCTTAGTTGCCGGCTTAGCTCGCCCAGGTTGATCAGGTTCTCAACCAGTTCTTTGCCGGTGTCGTCGCTGCGGCTTTCCAGGCGCTCAAGCAATTCACCGTACTGTTGTTCCATTTCCAGCGCGGCGGCTTCCGCCTCGCGGCCCTGGGCGCGCAACAGTTGAACCTCCAGGCCCGCCAGTTGTTGGGCATCGCGCATCTGCTGTTGCCGCTCTTCCTCAAACTGCAGCATGATCAGCGCGCCGTTCACGCGCATGCGCTGCTCGTCGCTCAGCTCTTGCTCCAGCGACGCAAGCAGCCGAATTTCGGCAGCGGTCTTACCGGCGGCATCGGCCTGTCGCTCCAGGCTGCGCACGTAGTTCTCCGCAGCGGCGCTGCTCTGGTCGTCGTCCTCAGCAAAGCGCTTGCGGATCTCATCTTCCAGCCGCTGGCGGTTCTCAGCACTAAAGTCGGGGTCGTCGGTATCGACGGCGGTGGCGGCGGCAAAGTCCCGCTCCAACTTATCCAGCTCCGCCTGCATCTGGCGTTCGCGGTCAGCGCGGATACTGAGCTGGCGGATACGGTTTTGTGCCGCAATGGCGGCCGCTTCTTCGCGAGCGATTTCGGCCATTATTTCGGCTTCGAGACGCTCACTGCTTAGCTCATGTTCGAGCTTCTGTATCCGTTCACGGTATTGACGCACGACCGGATCGTCATCCGGGTTCCGCCCGGCGCGCTCTACCGATTGCGTCCTGGCTCTCAACAACATCTGGTTGCGCTCTAGCACCAGGTGCGGGCTGCTGTCGAAAGAGGTGAGATCTTTAGTGACTTGCCAGTAGTCCGAGGCCGCTTTTCGCGCACGGATCCACCAGCTTTCCATACCTTGAATGCGCTCAGTCACCTGGTCGGCGTAACGCTCCTGCAGCGCCTCGCTGGCCGCCAACATCGCCGCCTCAGTATCACCTTGTTCTTCCAGCACGCGGATGTAGTTGTACTGCTCGGCGGTGACAAAATTCATGGATTCGTTGTGCTTGGCCACCCACTCAGCCACCCCATCCTGCATGCGCGAAAAGTCAGCAACGATCTCATCAGTCGACTGCCTAGTCAGCTGCTGCATAATCGCCGCTGTGCGCCCAAACTCTTCAATCACTCGCGAACTCATCCGGCCTGTGGCGGCAAACCCACGGGCTAACTCGCGGCTTTGGGCAATGGTCGCCGTGGTGGTTTGCTCAATGCGCCGGGACAGCTGCGCAAACTCGTGCTCGGTCAAACCGGCCGCGTTGCCGGTTAACACCAACGTGTTGCTCAGCTCCCGTTGCTCGCGCCACGCGGCCACGCTCACTGCTGTGAATGCGGCTACTCCGGCGGTAACGGCGGCCACCGGTAACACAAAACGCATAAACGCCTGGCCGCTGCGGTCGGCGTTTTGGCTCAAACGCAGCAGGTCAAACGCCACCCGATCAAAACTGCCCGACTGCAGGCTGCGCCCCAGGGTAATCATTTGGTTGCGCGCCTGGCGGGTTTGCAAGCCCAAGCGGCCCATGGTGCCGCTCATGGCCTGCAGCTCTACCCGGCGCCGAGCAATCCCCTCCATCGCGCGGTTGTATTGCTCAACGGTAATGCGCCCGTCCCGGAAGGCACGCTCCAATTCGTCAGCCGCACTGTCCAGCTTTTCCATTTCTACCGCTGTGCGGTCGGCAGTGCGCATCACATTTTGCAGGGCGCGCTCATGCTGCTGATGCTCTTTAACCAAGCTGGCCTCAGCCTTATCCAGATTCGCCAAGGCCTCTTCGTATTCTTTGGTGGTAATCGCCCCTTGAGTCATCAGGCGGTCAAGCCGCTCTTCTTGTTCTGCAATGTCTTCCATGCTGCGCAGCGCGCCATTGTTTGCCTCTTCAAACGCGCGCATGTCGTTTATCAACTGGGTAACACTGTTACCCATGCCGGATGTGCCGGCGCTGGTGCTCGTAGCCGCCTCGCCAACGCGCTCCACAGACTTCGCTAGCGCCTCAACGTCTTTACGTCCGGCTTCCAGGTCAGTCTTTATGCGCAGTGCAAGATTCAGTTCGTTCGACATAGGGCACGAGAGCAGTTGAATGGATGCTCAGTATCGCGCGCGCGAGGCGGGTGGGTCTTTTGCCCGGGGTCAAAAAAGCCCGGCGAGCCGGGCGGAACGGAGTTGCTGCAGGGGTGTTATTATTTTTCGGTCGTGAGCTTGCGCAGATGATCGTTCGCCGACTTGCCGCCCACGAATGCTTTTAACGTATCGACTAGGGTTTGGCTTCTTTTCCGGTTTTGGGCGCGACCGGTGGCGCCGAGGTAGAGGAGGATTTGCCGCTTGGTGTAGTGGCCGATTCGCTGCGGGTCGTGTCCGTGCTCGATGAGCTGTTGGTAGGTGTCTGCCCAGCGCGCGCCTTTTGCAGTATTTTTTGGTGCATCATCCGGTCGAACACATTGCGCAAAAAAAAGGGGCCATTAGCGCCCCACCAGGCGTCCAGCAGCTGGTTGCCATCACGCAAGTTGAGCGAACTCACGTAATCAACATCGGTATCCGCAGCCACAGCAATCAGCTGCAAAGTCGCGTCCAAATGTTCAGCCAGTATTGCCTGCACCTCGTCCGTGCGCGGCACCTCGCCGTGCTGCATGGTCTCATACAGCGCATCCAGCAGCGGCTGGTACAGCGGCCGCAGCCGCAGCCCCTCGACAAAACTGTATTCGCGCACCGTCAATGTACGCCCGCCAATGGTGACAATCCTCTCAGGGTGCAGTATCTCCAAATCCTCCGCACCGTCGGGCGCGGAGGATTTTTTACGGGGGCGCTCTACTTTCTTAGCCATGGTTAACTCGCTGCTTGTTGCAAGGCTCGGCCGTAGCCGCCCAGGTTCGCGTCGTCAGCGTTCAGCGGGTCAAACAACACGGCACCGGTCAGGGGAATGCTGCCGTACTCGTCCACAATCAAGTTGAGGTCGCCCACGGGCTGGAACTTCACGCGGAACAGCTCAACAATTACGCGCTCGCCGTTTTCCGTGTTGATGCCATCCAGCAGCAGCCAGCGCTCCGGCGGCTCGCCTGTGAACATGGTCACCGCATCGGCGGCCGCGTACTCGTAGTCCGCCTCAACATCGTCGTCCGGAGTTCTCAGCAGCTCGATCAGCCCAGCGTGCTCGCTCTCGATTCGGTAATCGGTACCCAGAACCAGGGGCGTGCCGTCGGCCTCAAGCACCACACTGCTGACAAACTGGTGATCCAAGCGAATCACATCCCCGGCCACCAGGTTCTCGGGCAGCGCCTCGCCGGTCACCGTGCTGCTGGATATTGCAACCTGGGTGCCGTAAAACGCCAGCAGCAGGTTCTCTGGCGTCCACTCATCAAGCGTCATGTTCAATGTCGCGGTTTTGCCCCGCGTTAACTCGCCAATTTGCAGCCGGTTACCGGTGTACGAATCCATTTTTTGGCTCGTCTCGGTTTGCAGTTGCAACTGTAAGCTGGGGGCGTTGCCCACAAACTGCTGTTTCTCGTACCGGCCCTGGGCGTTACGGGTGGCCAGCCAAATCTTGCCTTGGAATGAAAATAGCATTGGGTCGTCCTCGCGTTAGTCTGAGTGTCAGCGGCTTTAGCCAGCTACTTTTTTACGGGCAATCAGCCACGCCTTACGGCGCTCGCTGACGCTGATCTTCTCGCCTTTGGCCCAGCTCTTACCGCCATGCTTGTGCGGGGCAGTCAACGTCACTTCAACCAGCGCGCCAGTTGGCGCCTTGGCTTTTCCTGCGGTGGCGGGGGTTTTCGTCTCGGTCATGATCCAGCTCCCATAAAATGTTGAGTTTCAAAAACGTCGCTCCACAACAACGTGTTCGCGTCGTAATCCAGTACATCGCCTTGCAGCCATTTCACTGGCCGAGCACCAACACCGCTGGGCGTCCAACCAATCAGGCTGTTGCGCACGGCGTTCAGCAACGGGTCCAGCGTTTGCTTCATCTCCGCGCCCCGCTGGTCGCGGTAGTTGCGCGCAACCACCACCACACCAAACGTCACAAGCGCCCGTTGCCGCCCCGCCTTGGGTTGCTCCTGGTCCGCTCGTTCGCGTATCAGCAGCACGTAGGCACAGGGTGGCCGAAAATCTTTTAACCCGGTAATCGCGGCGTACTGAGCAGCGCCCTCTACCGTTTGCAGCTCGGGCACGGCCGCCGCCAGGCGCTCAATCACGGGTTGCAGATCAAAGGGTTGTGAGCTCATTCAATAGTCCTGCAGTGCGTCTCGCACGGGCGTGGCGCCTTTACGAAACTCGGGCATACCCGCCGTGGTCGTCAGGTCATCATCGGCACCCAAGCTGAACGTGCCGTCAGCCAGCTGTTGCAACAGCTTCAGGGCGTCTCGGTAGGCGCGCACAATGGGGTCATTGCCCTCACTGCTTAACCGGTCCTGGTGCAAAAAATAGCGGGCTATGTCTCGCGACCAGGCCGTGACAATTCTCGGTGCCGGGCTAATCGGTACCGGGTAGCCGCGCTTACGCAAGTAGCCGTTAATCAGCCCGTCGGCATCGGCTACGGCATCATCAATACGCTGTAACGCGGCATCGGCCTCCGCGACGTCATCAGGCCCCCACTCGCTGCGGTCAGCGGCGCGCAGCGTGGCATCCATTAGCGCCGAGTCAACAATCGGCTTATGTCGGTCGGTGGCCACCTGCGCCAGCTCTTGGGCGCCGGGGCGTTCTGCCAATTGCATGTGGGAGACGTACGCCATCACAGCTTTCTCAATAAGTGCCGTACCGTGTTGTGCCGGTACGGCGGCTCGTGGTCGGGCTACCAGGTCAACGCCCACAACGGCAGAGATCTGGATTGCTGCAACGCAGCACGCCCTGCAGGGATTATTTTTTACCCGCTTTCGCTTTCGCGGCCTGGGTTTTGGCCTTGGCTTCTTGCTCAGCTTGCGCCGCCGCTTCCGCTTCCGCCTTCGCAACAGCTTCCGCTTCTGCTTTCTCAGCAGCTTCCGCTTCCGCCTTCGCAGCAGCCTCCGCTTCGGCCTTCGCAACCGCTTCCGCTTCTGCCTTGGCCTTTGCCGCCGCCTCTTCTTTAAGATCATTCACCGTCGGCAATACTTCGTCCACAAAACCTTTGCTGAGCAAATGTTCCAGTGTCGCTTCAGGCACGCCTTTAACCACCGAGCCGGGCTGGACAGTGCGCTTGCCAACGGCCAGCGCGACCCGCGCAACATATTGCTTATTCATAAGTCACCTACCAGTAAGTGGGTTGCCCCGCGTCCCTGCGCTTCATCCTTTAGCCGCTGAACGGCGCACCTGCATCGATGAACAGATAACCGGCATCGGCACCGGCAATCACCGGCGAGTACTCGTTATTCACCGGGTACATCCAGCTTTTATTGCTGTTGTTGTACCAGGTCTGCTCAACCACAGGGTTGCCTTCCAGCGTGTAGGTGTAACCGTACGAGGGCAGCGCATTGGTCATGCTGCCAATCTCGGTGTACGCCAGCACAGCGTCCGCGCCCCACGCTTTCACGGTCGCGCCCTGATCATTGATGTAGCTAGTGCGCCCAATAACAATCTCCGTCACATCCAGCTTTGAGGCCAGCATCTGCGGCGTGATGATCAGATTTTCAACCTCGCCGCGCGTAAACAAGCCGAGCACATGAGGGTTGGTTGAAATCGCATTCCACGCATCGCTGGACAGCAGCAGCACGTTCGGCTCAAACCCGATACCGTCGCCAATCACTTGCTTGCCAGTAACCAGGTCGCTCACCGGGTTGCGGTCCGGGTTTTTCCAACTGCTGGCGGTCATGCTGATTTTGTTCGATGCCTCGTACTGGCTGTCGTCCCGAGCCAGGCTGGCCTGCTCGATCTCCTGCGCGCGCCGAATAGCGCTCATGGCCGCATTGGTGGCAATGGTGCCGTGATTCAAACCGGGGGATACAGCACCGTCCCGCAAGTGCTCGCGTGGCACTTTGCCGTGCACGCTGTCTTGCACCAGCGCATACGGCTTGCCCGCGTAGCCATAGTCGATCTCGACCACATCACCACCAGGAGTCCGGCGTAAGTTGTATTTCCGCCAGCTCTCTTTATTGAACTCAATGATCTGGCCGCCGGAAATTGGTACGGGCACCTCCGGGAATAGACGGTTGCCCACAAATTGCGGGTTCTGATAGCCGCGTGCGACGGTTGTCAAAATCGGATCAACAACGCGCACCTGTCTGTTGTTCATTGGCATTTTCTAGCCCTCTTGAAAAAAATTGAATGGGGTTGCTAACGCGAAACTACCCGCCGCCACCAGGCGGCGCGGGCGCTTTTTCAATCAACACTTCAACGGGTTGGCCCGCACCGGCCGAGAACAACGTCCACCCAATACGGGCACCTTCGCTCAGCTCAACGAGCGTCCCATCCGCGCCAACCTCCACGGCCACACCCTCATCGAGCGCCTCACCAGCCAAACCGGTACTGGTGCCCAATACATCCACGCCAAAGTCCTGCCCAATGGCGGCGTCACTGATGGCAAAGCCGGCGGCGTCAGCTCCCGCTGCGGCAACCGCGCCCAGCAGTGTTACGGCTTGGTACGCGGCGATTGCGGCGGTGGCGTTGCGGGTGATCGTTAAGATCGGTTTTTTTTGTGTAGCCATGAATCAATCCTCAAAATGAAATGACGTTTCGGCAGTTAAATGCTCTCGCGCTTAACTAGCCCCCAACGGCCTGTGCTGCCTGCGCGTAAGTCACGCTGTGCTTCTCGGCGTACGCGGTGATCTTGTTGTGCAGCTCGGCCTGGCTACCGTCCACCGTGTAGCCTCTGGGCGCGGCAAAACTGGCTGTGACTGCCTGTTCGTCCACTGGGGCTGAGCGCTCTGCAAAATCAACCCGCTCGGGCAGTGCGGTTAAGAATTCCCGTAGGAATTCGGGGCCGGACTTTTTCACAGTACCGGCACCTTCGGCGAAGCTAACCACTTGTTCCTCAGCCATGCCCTGCAGCAAGGACACCACGCCTTCTTTTTCGGCGGGCAGAAGCTTGCCTTCGCTTACCAACCCTTCCGCAAAGCTGGCAATTTCTGCGGTTTTGGCGGCACGGGCCTGCTCGGCCACTTTGGCTTCACGCGCAGCTATCTCCGCTTCGCGTGTTGCCAACGCGGTTTCACGTTCGGCAAAGCTCGCCTCTTTCTGCTTATCTTTGTCCAGGTTCTTGTTCGTGCTCATGTCGCGCTCCAGGTTCGGTTGAAGGGTTTCGGAAAAGCTCACCGTTACAACGCCATCGTCATCAGAGGAAAAGCTGGCTGGCCGCAGCCCCTTAACAGCCGGTGCTGCACCTCCCAAAAACCCAATATGGCGCGGGTACCAAACCCCCGGCACTGGGTTTGCGGAGTGCTCAGGCGGCCAGAATGACGTTGATATTTTGGGGTAATTGCCGTTGTTGACGCCCTCGGCAAACTCGGCGTGCACCTGCTCGGGCTCAGCAAGTACAACGCCGTCGTCGCTCAAGGACAGTGATGCGGCCCAACCGTACGCGGGGTCGTCCGTCTTTGGGTGACCGATCACGAATGGCGCTTTGTGCAAAGCCGGGTCGTACGCGGCAACCGTTGCGGCTACATCTTCCGCAGTAAAGTTCGGCGTTTGGCCTTCCATACTTTCAAAGGTACCCGGCTTGAAAATCTCCAGCGGCTCTGTAGCCATACATCAGTCCTGATCAGCAGCAGTTGAGTAACGGTGTAAAACTGTAGTGGCCAGACTATGCGCGTGCGCAAGCGTTGTCTTTTGCCCCCGGACAAAAAACAACGGTGTTGTGCTTCGGTTTATTGATAACTCGGTGGGGTGTTGCGAAGTGCAAGCTGAACGTAGCGCTGAATGAGTTGCCAGGGCTGTTTATAAACGCTTTACAGCGTTGACGGGTATCTCAGTCGGTACATTGGCCGCCATGGCCCGGCGCAGGGCGTCACAGGGCCGCAAATTTTAACCGCCGATTGCGCGATCCCAGTGGCGGATTGTTATCTGCAGCAGCTCAAGGTTGTCCTGATCGCTGGTGCCTAAAAACGGGCGTGCTGGGTAACGCACCTTGTGGCTGCCCACGGTTGCGGTTTGGGCAAAGTCGCTGCGCTTTTTTTTCACAAAGCGGTTACCCACACTGCCATCGCGGTTACGTTTAAAATACAACTCCTGGCTGCGGGCGGCGCGTTGCACTTCTCCACCAAAATGCATGAGCGCTGCATAAGGGCGGTTGCTGCCAAATAACAAGTCGCCGCCTCTGACTTGGTAACGCATGGTGTTGGCCAGGTAGCCATCCAGAAATAAAATGCGGTCCCGGTTTTTCTTTTTTCGTTTTTGGTACCGGGGCGATAGCGGCGCCCAGGGCACACCGTCCGGCGACACTTGCGCTGCAAACCGCAGAATGTGGGCGCGCAGCAAATACTCGCCCATATCAATCTGAATACGCTGCGGGTCGCGCAACACAGCAATCGCGCGCCCCAGCGCATCGGTTACTGCCAGGCTGTCCAGTTCTAGCGTTGCACCCGCCATGTCAGGCTCCTATACTGTTGTTAGCCACCGATGGGCAGTTCCCGGCATTGTGAACAACCAACATCGGTGGTGCCGCAGGAGCCGGCCTGCGGTCTTTTAATCTTCCCGCCTGTACAGCCTCACGCCAACACGCAAATCGTTAATGTCCATATCCCTGGGGCTAAAGGTTGTTACGCCCGTCCAGCCGTCCGGCCCCAGCTCAAATACCGCCAGCGCAGTCTCGTCGCCGTCGGGCAGCAGTAACTGGGTCACGTACCGGCGGCGCACCACCGCTTTGCTCTGGGCTTCGTGCCATTCCATTCTCGCGTAAATTTCGTCGGGTTCGCGCAACGCCTGCGCCAATATCCGCATGTATTTACCGCGCCCGGCCTTGTCGGCTTTCAACTCGCCAGTGCGCCGGGTGGTGAACAGCTCGCGGCCAATCACCAGGCGCTCACCAATCGCATCGGTAAACGTGCCAGGCTGCTGGAGCGTCGCGCCGAATTCATTGAGAAAAATCTCCGCGTACTCCTCGCCGCTCAAACCGTCTGGCAATAGCCCAACGGGGGAAACCCGTGGCGGCGGTAGTGCATCCAGCGGGCGCAGGTTCGGCACCCCTGGGCCGCCGGCACTGCCGCGTATCAGGGGCGTGGGCCGCTCCGGCGGTACAGCACTGTCCAGTCGTGAGCGGCCGGGTATGCGCTCAAAGCCGGGGTCAATGCCTTGCGGTACACGCACGGTGCGCGGGCCGCCGGGGCTGCGCTGGCCAATTTCCCGGTCCTCCCACTCAATCGGCGGGGCTGTGTCTACCGTGCGGCCCATGCGCACCAGGTCGGCCTCGCTCAGCGCAATCACACGGCACTGGCAACCCCAGCCACCGGGCGGGAAGTGGTGTTGCCACCAGGGGTCATCCCACCGCAGTATCATGCCGTGCCACGCTTCATGGTGCGGGCGTGGTTGCTCCACCGCGTCGCTGTGCAGGTATTGCCAGTAGGGCCGATCCTCACGCACGGCCAGCAGCTGCTGGTAGCGGCCGGCCATATAGCTGCTGTTCAGGTTAGTTTCGTAAATCACCCGGCTGCGCCAGTTGCGCCCGCCGTTGTAGCTCCACCCGTGGCGCGTGACTATCTCGTCAAAGTCGCGCCGAAAGTCCTGCAGCGTTCCACCATTGGCGACAACCTTTTCCACCGCTGTGCGAAAGTCGCTGACCAGCGCATCGCGGTTTGCCCCGGCAACGACAAACGCCCAATCGTGCTCGCGGCTGTAGATATCCGTCCACGCCTCAGTGGGCAGGTTGAGCTTGCGCCGGAAGAATTCGGCCTGCTCACGAAACGGCAGGTCAACAGCACTAACGGGCACGGGCCACCTCATTCATCAGATCATCGCGACCGGCCAGTTCGGCCACGCGCAGCGCCTCGGCCATTAGGTTGGCGTACTGCGCCAGGTTCATATCCGGCAGCAACGCGGTGAGCCCATCGCGCACCTCGTCCAGGCTTTCGGCGCTGTTCACCAGCGCGCGAATTTGGTTAATCCAGCCGTCGGCCTGCCGCTGCAGTTGGTTGTCCAACTGCTGGCTTAATGTTTGAGGTTGCCGGGTATCCGGCTCGGCAAAGCTGGCCGCATCATTATCGTTGCGGTCAGCAGCTGAGTGCGGTACAGGCTCCTCCACGGCCTTCTCTATCCAGTCGCCGCCGTAGTTATCCTGGATGTGTTTTAGAGTAGGCCGAAAACCCATGTCGCAAATGGTCCGGTCACGCTCGGCTGCTTTGGCTGCATCTTCCTCCGGCTCCACCTTCCGGTACACTCGCGGCGGTTTGGCATTGGGGTAATTCCAGCCGGTCAGCCAGCGCACCACTGAGCGGTTAAAGCTTTCGCAAATCAGATCGCCGTCGGCTTTGATTAAGTCGGTACGCACATCGCCCTGCAGGTCATCATTGCCCAGGCGGCCGGGGGAGCCCTCGGAGCTGGCCGTCTGCCCCAGTGTCATCTTTGCAATTGCGCGGTCCATGTATTCGTACAGCTTTGAGTAATCCGCCGTTCCGCTGCGCGCCGCTTCCAGCAAGCCGATTTCCATACCGTCGGGCACGGCTATGCCCGAGTCGGTGTTAATGGCCTCCAGCGCATCCAGCAGTTTTTGCCGTTCGTTCGGGGTTGCGTTTTTGGGGTATGTGCCCTTACTGGTGGGCTGACCAAAGCGCTCCAAAAACGTCATCCAGTAACGCATGCCAGCGCGCTTAAAAAACACCGGCCAATACAACCAATGCCCCAAACCAATTCCGTAGGGTTCATCGTCGTGGTCAGCCCCGGTCTGAAAACTCCAAAACTTCCGATCTGGCAACAATTCCCCTTGGGGGTTGCCCTGGGTTTTCATGCGCAGCCGGGCCTCACCGTCAAAACCAAAGCGGCGCCGGTCTCGCACTTTAATGTCGTCTATCGTGATGTGCTTACCATCGCGGGCCCACATCACTTCTGCCACGGCAAAGCCGTAGTACACGCCGTACATCATCTTGTCGGTCACCCGGTCCCAGCCCAGCGCCTGCAGCATCTCTTCCAGATGCTCCGCAGCGGCTTTGTCGGCTTTGCTTTCACCGCCTGGGTCCACCGCCCACTCTTTGCCCACCAGCGCCAGGCGCCGCTGCCCGAACGAACTGGCCACTTGATCATCGCGCAGCACTTCGGAATACACCTGGTAATCGCCATTGCCCCGTATGCGCAGCACGCTGTCGGTCGGGGGCTGAATCAGCATCGGGTCCACATAGCCCCGGGTAATGTCGCGCCCGTCACGGGTGGTGGCCACCTCGCGCATTTCGGGGCGGCCTCGGCTGGTGCTCTTGGCGGCAAAGCTGACCGGCACCAGCAGGCCCGATTTATTGTGCTCAAAGTCCATCAAAAACCTCCAAACCGGGTGCGGCCATCGCTCGCCCCCAACGCTGCATCAAAGTCAATTCGGTTTTTCCGTGGGCCGGTGCTCTGGTAATCAATCACAACAGCCGGTTGCGAAGCGGCCTGTACGGCAAGGCCCAGAGCCCAGAAGTGGTCCGCGTGTCCGTCAACAGTGCGCTCGGCAGTGAATCGTATATTGCCTGCGGCCGTCACCTGCTTGGTCACTTGCCGCAGATCCGCACGAATAACCGGGTCATGAGGTATTCTTATTTTTCGGTCTTCCATCATGCCGCGCAGCGGGTAAGCCAGGGATTCTTTTACCTTGGGCGTGAACGTCACGGCCTCAACCCGGCTCTCACCAAACGCGTCTTGGGCATCGTCCGCCCAACCTATGCCTAAACCCGTCGCATCTATACAGGAGCGGTCGCACCGCTCCAGCCATGGCCAGATAATTTTCTCCTGGTCCGACTTGCGCATATTTTGCAGCCGCTCTATATGGCGGGTGTAAAGCACATCACCCAGCTCCTCAACAACCCACAGCACGGTCAAGTCCTTCTTGCGCCCGATGTCGACGCCAGCATACAGGCGACCACCCTCAATCGTGCCCCAGTCCACGCTCGCGGGGTATTCTGATGCGGCAATCAAGTCGTATTCCAAAAACGCGACATCATCGTCGGCCGGGTTGCACATATACTCCTGCTGAAAGCTCTCCTCATCGGCACAGCCGCTGCGCACAAAATCAAAGTACGCAGCCTCGTCCATATCCAGCACTTCATGCCCGGCGGGCAGCATCTGTTGTAGTTTGTAAAGAAACCCCTGGTCCAAAGCGTCCTGCAGCGTGACGCGGTGCAAGCTGATGTTTTTGGGGTTGCCGTTTTCGCGCACTTCGCGCACCAGCTGATTAAAAAAGTTATAACTGCCCCGGTGGGTGCTGATTACCTCCATGCTGCCGCCCCAGGTGATACCGGGGTACGCAATGCTCCACAGCTTGCGCGGGTCCGGGTGCAGCGCAAACTCATCCAGCACACGGCCGCCGCGTTTTCCCGCCTGGGCGTCCGGGTTGCTGCTCATACTGTGGATTCGCTTACCACTAGCGAACTGTAGAACATAGGCGCTGATGCGGTCCTTCTCATCCAGCATCACTTCACCCAAGTCCTGCGCGGCCATATTCATGATCTTTGCCCAGTGCTTGCAGTCCTCAATAAACAGTCGGGCCTGCAGGTCATCCCGGCTGCTCACCCACTGGTCGTGCCGTGCGCCCTGCATTGCAGTACGCTCGTTACAGGCATAGGCACTGGACCATGACAACCCGATCTGGCGCGATTTCTCCATCAACTTCAGGCGGGAGGTATCCGTGATCCAGCGTGACTGGAACGGCAGGAAAATCGCATCGCGGTCCGCCGGCAGGCACTTTGCGTTACCTTTCGGTTTTAGCACCATCACACAATCCCCAGGGCTTCACGAATCGCGACCTTAGTATCTTCTGTAACGCCACCTTTCACCGGCATCGCTGCAAGCTTTTCTTTCTGCTCGGCCAGCAGTTCTTCGCGGGCAATCTTCTTAATCTGTTGGCGCTCGTCCAGGCTCGCCCTTCGTGCCTGTATCGCATCCTTCGCTGCGCGAGCG